ATAACTGTTATTATAGGATTAACCCATATGATATGCAGAATATGGAATACACCTCCACAGAAGATCTAAATAACTTTAGAGCGATTTATATGTCAAACTATGAAGGTGAAAATATGTGGGATAATTACTACAAACTTGCTATAGAGTATCAAACAAACTTAATAGAAAAAAAATTTGACGAAATATTATAGATATTATAAATAGTAAATTATGTAATTGCTCAAGCTGCCTACGCTGCTATTATCCTGGCAATGCTTTCTAACCTATTGCGTGTTCCTAATTCATTCATAAGATGTTCATATTTTTTATTTACATCAGCGTTGATAAGATTATTATAGATAATCATTAGTATATCTCCATTCATACCATAATTATCATTAAGGGTAGCAAGAATAACTGCATTCTTTTTATCTTCAAATATTGCAGAAAGCTCATCAAGCTCATTTTCCATCAAGCTCGTGCAATAATCAATAGCAAGGTTGTTGTAATAAATACTCCTTTTTTCAAATAATTTGGATCTAACCTCGTATCTTTGATTATATCTATTTTTGAAGATAATCAAATCTTTTTGTGAAGAGTAATTCATTTTTTCTAAATCATAAGGGTTAATTCTATAATAGCAGTTATACTCATTTTCAACTATCTTTTTTGTTTTAGTATCACACCCCCCTTCTATATATGCAGTATTACACGACCAATACCTTTTTCCTTCATATATATGTGGGTCGCTATAGTCGCTATTATATTCAAGATCTTGCACTACAAAATGCTTGTCATTTGTAAGCATAAGAGATAGGTCATAGTAATGTTTCCAATACTTATTCTGCTGAAGCTCGGTAAAAGTAATAACAATATCGCCTACATTCTTAACATCCATATAAATCTTGTCGCTATATTTAATGAATATGTGATAATCATACATAGAACTAACACATTCTGTGAAAGTTTCAGGTGCTCCATAATTACCAACATATCCGTATACTTTATATTTATCAAGAACCCCTGTGAACTCCGCATTTGTGATAGTATGATAAGTGTATAAGCTGTTGCCCCTTGTAGTGCTATTCATCGTGATTGCTTTAGCTGCTATGTGTTTGCTATATTTAGAAATAGCATAATCAATTTTTTAGTAAAAAATAAAAAATATATAACACATACACATTCATCGGCTCTAAGCCCATAGTATTTGAGCGATAGCATCCGTGCTGCTCCTATATGTAATCTCTGTATTACAGAAATCTTCTATATACTTAGAATACTTATTCTTTCCTTCGCTACTTACAATGTAATTATAAATAATATTTAGTAAATCGCCATCAATTTCCTTCTTCTCGTTAAACGCTACGAGATTAATGAGGTTCTTTTTGTCTTCAAAGAACTCACTTATTATGTTAAGTTCTTCGTCCATATAAGCAATTGTGAGATCAATATCAATTTCGCTGTATATCATCCTCTTATTCTCAAACGCCATATTCGTTATCCCAGTTCTCATCATATAAATATTTCTAAAGGTATTCAAATCTTCTTGAGATGAACACTCCATATTCAACAAATCATAGGGATTGATATTGTAATAGCAGATACCTTGGCTGTTGTTGCGTATCTTTTTAGCATTTGTATTAACTTCGTACTCTATATAAGTAGTATCAATAGACCAAAATCTCTCTTGATCATATATTAGTTCGTCAAGAAAGTTGCCTGTATCAATATACCAGCTGGTATATTTTCTATGAAGAGATTGAACAACCATATTCTTATCAGCTGTTAGCAGAAGCGATAGGTCGTAATAATACTTCCAATACTTATTCTGCTGAAGATCCGCGAAAGACATCACAATTTCTCCAACACCCTTAACATCCATATAGACCTTGTCTCCAAATTTGATGAAAAGGTGATAGTCGTCGCTCACAGAGCCAAGGAAGACAGTGGTAAAATTATCAACTATCCTCTCATAAACACCTGTAAATTCAGCGTCTGCGAAGGTGTGATAAGCATTATTGCGTCCCTCAATGATAGTGCTGTTCATTCTTGCGAAGGCTTGCTGCTTTGCTGCTTGCGAAGGCTGGCTGTTTGCTTGCGGTTCGCTATATATACCTGGTTTATCTGCTGGAGTTGCAACAAACGGGTATATCTCTGCTTATATAATTTAAGAAATTTAATCAGTTTTTAAATAATAAAAATAAAATTAGAACATATATATGCTAATATCATTTAAAAATAAAAAATATATAACATAAATATACTCATATATATTCATTTAAGTAGCGAGAACCATTTTACTTACTCTGCCAATATCAGGGCGTCGCTTTTTATCTTTATAACTCCGAAAGTTCTTCAAATTCTTTTTCCATCTTATTTACTTGATACTCTATTGCAATGTTCTTGTATATCACTGACCTATGCAAAAACCACTTCACCCTTTCAAGACCATTCATATAGCCCAGTTCAAAGACTTCAAGTTCTTGCGGCGTGGAGTATTCCATCTTCTCCAAGTCAAATGGATTAACCTTGCAATAGCATACATTCCCGCAAGGTATTATCTTGAAGTTTTTCAAGTCGCTTTGGTCAATATAGGCAGTTTCAAACGACCACACCCTATCACCTGTATATACTCTACCTGCCGTATATCCATATATCTGGTCATATGTCTTGTTGAATTCCTCGTTCTTTATCAATCTATGCATATCATTTGAAAGCATAAGCGACAAGTCATAGTAGTATTTCCAATACTTGTTTTTTTGTAGTTCTGCAAACGAAATCACAATCTCGCCTGCATTCCTAACCTCCATATATACCTTGTCTCCGCTACGAAGAAAGAGGTGATAGTCGCCGCTGCACGACATATAGTTAGGCGCATTATGGTAGGGTCGCATTTCTTGTATTCGCTGCCAAAACACCCCAGTGCATTCGGTATCTGCGATAGCTGCGATAGCGTGGTTATCGCTGGGTGCGTGGTTCATCGTAGTTCGCTATATATACTCAATTTAACTTCGTTTAACTTCGTTTAACTTCGTTTAACTTCGTTTAACTTTGGCAAATTGGTATATCTCTGTCCATATATTTAGAGATCTTAATCAAATTTTATTATATTACGCAATTTTTATTACACATTTGGACGGACAGTTAAAATAGTTTAAAGACATTTTTATTTAGAATATAAATGGACTTAATAAAGAAAGATAAAAAAAAATTTATTGTCAATAATCAAATTACAAAAATTAACGATACTATTACAAAAATTAAAAATCAATTATTTATAGCTTTAGTTGCATATGATGAATATTATAAAAAATATTATACAATAACTCTAATATTATTTATAACATCCTCTTTAGTTACATTTATAGAAGCGCTACGATTAATTATTATAGAATATATAAATAAAAATGATCAGTTAGTGATTAATGAAAAATTACTTACTACACTTATAAATGTGTTAGTACTTTCATTAGGCATTTTGATAACAATATTAAGCAGCGTTGTTCGCTTTAAAAATTATAGAGAAATACTTGAAAAATTACGCGAAAAACAAAATATAATGATAGAATATATTGATAAATATAATAAACAAAGAAATAATTTAGAATTTCTACATCTAACAAAAGAAGATGATATAGAAATTGAAGAAATAGAAAAAATTAAAAATGATATTGCTAAATATGATACTATTTTAGTATCTACAAATATTCTACAATTTCTCACAACTAAAGATTTAATAAGATATAATAAATATAAAAAAAAATTTGATATTGATAAAAATGATATGATATTACAATATCAAAAAAAATTAAAAGATCTTAAAGATAAGGAAAATGCGATTACATTAGAAGATAAAAAAATATTGAAAATGCTTAAAGATGAAGAAAATGCTATTACATTAGAAGATAAAAAAATATTGAAAATGCTTAAAGATGAAGAAAATAATTTACAAAAAGAAATTGATGAAGAAAATAATGGAAATTGTTTTAAATTTTTAAATTTTTAGCACATATTGATATTGAATATTTTTTGTGTATTGGTTTCTCTGTTTTTTAATTATTAGAAGTCATCGCTAATTTCTTCGTAATTGTAGGAGAACTGCGAAGTCTGTTGTCTTACCTGTTTGTGTTTTCAATCTATAAAATATTCTCATTTTATGTTATCATTTTTTTCCTTAAGTATCATAAAATAACCGGATAGTCTCTATTATTTTATTTGTAGTATTACTTTGCAAACTCCAATATTTTATTTGTGTTTCCAGAGTGTTTAATCTATAGTTCCAATCTTCTTTATATTTAACCACGCAAATACCATTCATATTTTGTTCCCAACACGAAGGTATCTTTGTATCACCTTTTCTATAACTATCCGGATTAAACCTAATAAATACAATAGGTCTGTGTCCTACATCTTGTGATAATTCCATAATACGCTTATTCTCGCAACTACAATCATAATCTTGATGAGCATTCTCGTCAATCTCTATGATTAATACTTGATACCCTAAATCTAATAATATATCAGGTCTTCGCATAGAACATCCATCATTGATCTTCTTATCAGTTATCCAAGTATGTTCTGGAAATCTTTCACAAACAAACTCAACAACGGCTCGCTCTTTTGTCTTGTAGTTTCTTGCGACAGGCTTGTCAGGAAAAGTGTATATATAGCATCTTAAACAATATCCTTCGTATTTGTCTGTTATTCTTGTAGGACATAAATATGTTTTACATATCTTCTTGTTTTTTACATCAATCATAGTGTCTAATTTATGGACCAAACAATATATACCTTTTTGTTCGCCTTCATAATTATAATTAGGAAGCGTCATACAATCTTTATTTTTACAAGTCATAGAACGAATATTAATCATATCTAACTCTTTGTGTTCTGAACAATACAAAGCACTTAATTCTCCTTTATAATTATATGCTGGTTGTTTTCCACATCCTTTATAAATACAGCGTCTGTTTGCTATATCTATCATATCATCCAATTTATGTTCTAAACAATATAAAGGTTTGGTTTCTCCAATAATATTAAAAGTAGGTCGCTTTATACAATCTTCGTAAACACATAATCTATTCTTTATGTCTATCATACCTTCTAATTTATGAATTAAACAATATAATCCTTTCTTATTGCCTTTCATATTAAATACTGCTTGGGTTTTACAACCTTCAAATAAACAGGTCTTATGCTTAATATCTATCATTCCTTCATCTTTGTGTTCCCCACAATATATTGCTTTTATTTCATTTATTTTGTTAAAAGAAGGAACTTTATTACAACCCTCGTATAAGCAAGACTTGACAAAAATATTCACCATACCTTCTTTTTTATGCGTAGCACAATATAATACCTTCTTTTCATTTATGTTATTAAAAGAAGCACATTTTCTACACCCATCATATATACATTTTTTGTCTTTGACATTAACCATTCCATCTTCTTTATGAACCAAGCAATATTGTGGCTTTAATCCTTCATAATTAAAACCAGTCCAATTTTTACACCCATCATAAATGCACATTTTTCTAATAATAATATCTTGTATTTTATAAATCAATTTTTATTATATCCATTTATATTGATGTATCCTCTCCAACCTTTCCTTAAGTATATAGGAATCATAATAAAACCTGCTAAAAAGACCAATAATACCAACACCATATGCAGCAAAGAAAGTAATAATGCCGTAATTAAACCAAGTTTCTATAGGAGGACGGTATAGGTAAAAATTGGAATACAAGATAAAGAACTGACATAATTGCATAGAAGTTATATATTTTTTAATGAGCCTTACTTGATTTAGTTTCAATAAACAACCAAGATAATAAGAATACATAATGGTATGCACTCCGCTATTCAATAAAGACGCCATCCATACCATATCAACCTTGTATTGATACAGTAAATGCCAACTTATAACTGCACCAATATGATGGTATTTTTGAAGGAATATTGGCGTTTTACCATTAAGATACAATAAGAATGTATCTGCAAACTCGTAATATTTTGAAATATAGAACCAATAAATGATAGTATCAAATTGAGGGATTTGAAAATAATAATTAGATTTGAATACAATTCCCTCGTTATATAAGATGTGAGTGAGTGATCCAAAAGTCCACGCACTAAACATCACTAATAATGCATTGTGAATAACAGATACCTTGTATAATAATGCAGGGTTTATGCGAAGATGCTTAGGATATGCTAAATAGCAAGTAATAGCTACGACTGGTGTAATATGCGATGATATGTCCATAATGGATTATTATGTGCTATAATATTTAAGTAAATTTTTTGTTTTTATTAGATATGTTATAATTTCAAATAATTTATGTAAAAATTGATGAAGTGATATATAAATAATATCAAGAACGCACATTTGAACTGCATCGCTGCATCGCTGCATCGCTGCATCGCTGCATCAATGTCTGTTAATCATTATATTCCCGATATGGAGTTCTCTGCGTTCTTTGATCTTACTACGAATAACCTTGGCGACCGGATTATATATCTCAAATATTTCATTTTCATCAAATATGAGAACAATATCTATATTGATGTTAAAAGTGTTGGTAGTATCGTTATGCCCTTTGAAGACCTTATTAAAAACAAGCTCTTAAAGATGTACTATGAACTTTCTCTACTGCATGTAAAAGATAAAAATATGTTTGTTGAAAAAATTGATCAAGATGGGAAAATCATTTGGGATGATGAAATAACAGACATATATAAGGGACGACGGTATTGTTTTGTAGATTGCGCATATATCTTGAATAATGTTGTCAAAACGGACAAGCAATATTGCTATTATGAGATGAACCCTTATGAATTGAAATATCCATATACTGGCGAGAGCAAAGTTGTTACTACATCTTCAGAGATTGAGTTTTTTAACTATATTTTAATGTGTCGCCTTGGACACGAAGTAGTCAGCTTTGAAAAGCGCGTTATTAACTATACCAATCTTATAGTTGACTATAATGCAACTTTTATGGAAAAAGAACTTGAAGAATTATCAGCATTGCAAGATGACAAAATAAATCTAATTAAACTGATTGCGTTTAATGATAAGAAGGGTATGAATTGTGATATATTTCAAGTCATCTATAATAACCTTATAAGTGAAAACAACACTAAGAGGTATGCTCCATATTTAGAGAATTTAGATATTGACAAGGATGTCGTCATTACGCAGATATTATCTTATTAAGCTACTGCCTTGTATGTTATATATGATGATATGATGATATATATATTTTTTATTTTTCTTATATTTGTAAAAACTGATAATGCAATATATATATAGTAATATTACAAAGTCTATAATGACTACCGACATCTTACATCACTCACATCACTTACATCACTTCCCTGATATGGAATTTTCTGGAATATTTGACATTGCTCACGGACGGATTATATTTATCAAATATTTCTTATTTATTAAGTTTAATAACAATATATATATTGATATTAAAAGCATTGGAGATGTCATTATGTCTTTTGAAGAGTTTAGTAAAAACAAGCTCTTGAAGAAGTATTATGAGTTGTCTCTTCTGCTTATTGAAAATAAAAATATAGTTAATGAAAAAATAAATAATAGAGAGCAGCGAGAGCATCGCGAGTATT